AACATATTTCTAACTTTCATAAATTATTGTTTTTTCTTTCTAATTCAGCTAATTTTTCCATTTTTTTAAATGCAAAAATATGTCTTTCAGATATTACTTTTTCCTGTTCGGTAAAACTGCTGAATTCTTGTGATATTTTTAAATCTAATTCTTCGCTAATTTTAACCATGTATTTAGCTATTTTATCCTTTTCTTCCTCATTATACATTTTATCCTTGTAATATCGTGGCATTGCTATTTTTTTTCCGTCTTCAATTGGAACATACATACGTTGTTCCAAATTGTTTTTATGCCATTTTATCATGGCTTCAGTAATATAATTACTACCTAAACCTTTAGACATTACACTAAATTCCTTTTTTCTATCATCATTTTTATGTATAGGAATTTGAGACTTTTTACTCATGTATTTGAGGGTATAACCAATAGAGGCAGCACTAACATTACCAATATGATAAGTACCAATAGACTTATTATTAAGAGCCCAAGCCCTTGCAATATGGTCTTTATTAGCATTATAAAGAATGATATGATAATGCGGGCGTTTTTTATTACTGCCGTATTCTCCAACTGCATAATACTTAAGTTTTTCATCTGATAATTTTCTTAATCGTTTAAAAAATTTTTGTAAATCCTTTAATTCTAAAGTCATATATCCATTCGATGTAATTGGAACGTATTGTGTATCATAAGTTAAGGTTATAAAGAGAGCGGATAAACTCCGCTCTCCTTCTTTAACTAATCGAAAAGACCAACCTGATGTTCTTCTTTTCTTACATGGGGGGCATTTTCCACAAGGAAATGGTATATGTTCTCCTCTTGTTTGTTCTTTCTTATAGAAAGGAGTTATACACCTACTACTCATGGTTAAAACATTGGTGTTCCAAATTTAGGCATTGGTCGAACTGCTTTAATTTTGTTTAACACATGACAATATAAACTGTCAGTTGCCTCTGATCCTGGTCCTTCTAATACCGCAAAAATCCTTTTTGTTGGTGTGCATGATACAAATTCTCCACTTAATGCAGGTGCTGTATCAAATTTTCTGCCAAGATGCCAAAAATCTAAAGATTCTCTGAATTCTCCAGCTACTCTTGATGGCATATATTTATACTCTGCATATCTTGGTACATATCCAAATGTTTCTTCTGCTTCTGATGTATAAGCATAAATTTCATTATTTGTAACTGCCTGTTCTCCAATATGTGCAAATGATGGCCAAAAATAATCTAAATTATCATTTTTAAGGTATGTTTTTGGTATACCTTGTTGGTAACAAGTTTTTGGCATTACTGACATTACACCAATAATATAACCATGTTCTTCACAATAATATGAACCTGAACGACCTGATGATACTGAAATACCATGTCCTGCCATATTACCTTGAGCTAATCCACCATCTTGACCTGTTGTGTTTACAATTTCGCTAATAACTACAGGTGATTTTACACCTGTGATGTATTCTGGTCTTTGTAAACGTTTATCTGATGATTTAACACCAAAATGTGTTAAAATACTTTCTATGTAACGAGTACCTCCACGAGCGTTTTTCTCTAACCATTCTTGTAGTCTAAATGCACGACGTAAATCATTAATAGTTGTAGGTTCAACTTCTGCAGTTGTTCCAGGTGCATATAATCCATTAGCTAATGGTGAAGGTGCGTTATCTACAGGATAATTACCTCCAGAGGTGTTAGGTACATCATATCCTCCCGTACCTTCAATCTTGGCATATGGTGTTGTTATTGTTCCTAAAGGGATATCTACTGCTGCTCCTTTTTGTGCAAAAGGTAATGATGCTGTAAAATAATCATGTTCCCATGCTCTTTTACGTAAATTACATAATTCATTAATTCTTGACCATGATGAATTTTGAGTGCCATCTACTAATTTATAATCAATAGGGGCAATTAAATTTTGATCTCTATAATATTCATTATATATACATTGGTAAGCTGCCATAGGTAAAGCACTTACATTCTGAAGTGATGTATTTCCAGGTTCAATTGGAGGTATACCCATATAATCTAAAAATTTTAATGCTTGTGGTGCATTTGCATTGAATTCTTCACGAATTGTAATATAAGGTGCTACAACTTCTTCATTTCCTGTAATAAATTTTTCCCAATTTGGCCATAATATACGATTAGGAACAAAGAAATAGTGCATGCTTACGTCCATACGGTGCATTACAGGTGCAATCATTGGTGCAAACCTAATAAGGCTTTCGCAACCAATATCAAATTTATCACCAGGTACACATTCCAATGTTAAAATTGGAGTTAAATTGCCCATTTCTGCTGATAACTTTACGTCATGGGTGAGGTCAAAGACATTCTTTTTTGGTCTTTGCAGCTTAATCGAATTAAATAAATTCGGTTTCATTTGTTTTTTGTTTTTAATGTTTTTAAATAAGGGGTGACTAACCCCTTTTTGTTATAGTCTAATTCCACCGCGTGATACATAATATGTGCGGCTTACTTTACGCTTGCCATAACCGCGCTTTCGAGATGAGCGGCGATATGAGTTTCGTCTTCGCATTTTTTTGTTTTTAGTTTGTGATTAAAATATTTAAATATTGCTTGGTCACAATATGGTTTTAATAACTTTTTTTCTGATTCATCTGCTGTATTATACAACTTGATTAATCTTAATAATTGGTCTTGTGTATATAATCTCATTATTTTGGTTTTTTTGGTACATATTGAGGTTTAGATGGTGTGGCCTTTCCCATATACATTAATGCAGCTTTGCCTAAAAATTCCATAATTTTTCCACCAACACTACTTCCTAAACCATCTACAATTTCATTTAATTCTTTTCTTACATCTATATCCATTTGTTGTAAATCATTTTCCATTACTTTGCCTTGAATAATTGCATCCATATTCTTTTTTACTAGCTCATTAATATCATATTTCTGCATTAAAGTAGTATTTAAATAAGCATTATTAGTTGTTAATGCTTTTAATTGTCCAGCTAATATATCTGTTCTTATTGGATAAGCGCTTCTTTCTAATCTTTTTAAATTTACTTGTTCTATTAAATTATCGTAAGCTGCTTGTGAAGTTTGGTTTTGTATTCCAACTTTTTGTTTCAAATCAGGTAATTGGGCTGCTAAAACTTCGTTTTGTAACTGCTGATTTTGATTCCTTAATTTCATTGATTCTAAATTAAGTTTTTGTACTGCTATGTTATTAGTTTTTCCTAATACATCTAATTGAGTTTCATCAATTTTTGGTGCTATTGCGTCTGTACTTCGTACTGCTGCTCCTTCGTTTGTTTGTTTATATATAAGATTCGGGTTAAGTCCCGCTTCCTTAAATCTTTGCATTTGTTGTGCAGGTGAATTGTATAAATTCAACGCCTTTTGGTCTGCTAATGCTCTTTGTCTGTTTTGATAGTTTGTTAACATTGTTAATCCAGTATTTAATACTGATTGGCTACTTGGTGCTCCACTTTTTGCCCAAGTTGCTAAGCTACTCCATATACTCATAATATTCGTTTTTTTGTTTTTTTGTTTTTTTTGTTTGACACCAATGGCTTCCCATTTGGCTTATTCACTCGATTGTCATCCGCTGCGCTACTTCCGACTCGTTCACCTGCCAAATTTGGCCTTGGTGTCAATAAACACTAATATATCAAGTTATTATTAGTGTTTATTACTGACGCGCTGCGCTTGTCTTAATAAATACGGCCATGCAAGTAAACTTGCACAGCCATATTTCTTTTTAATCGATGTTTTCAACATCTTGTGATTGAATGTCTTCAATCTGTTCTTTTGACAACCTTTGTTCGGTTGTAATTGTTGTGCTCTTTAATCGCTTTTCGATTTCAGCAAGTTCCTGACGAGCAGCTATCTCAAGTTCTTGCCTTTCTGCTAAATCGAGTCTGCGAGGGTCAATACCATCGCCTTCGTCTCCTTCGTATATTGGTTCTTGACTTCCACCAAGTGGTTGACCACTTGCATATCTTTTTAATATTTCTCTAATTGTTAATGCTTGGTCTGGAACCGTCTGAGATGGTTCAGTAAAGACTTCATTGTCTTTATATTCATGAGCATTAAACATATTTCTAACTTTCATAAATTGTTGTTTTTTCTTTCTAATTCAGCTAATTTTTCCATTTTTTTAAATGCAAAAATATGTCTTTCAGATATTACTTTTTCCTGTTCGGTAAAACTGCTGAATTCTTGTGATATTTTTAAATCTAATTCT